GAGGGTGATACAGATATTAGCCTGGGTGAAAAGATAAAAGACGCTGCGTTGGATTTTCTTGGTTTCGACAACTATGAAGCTAAGACCGATGAAGAACGCGCTAACCTCAAAGCGGCCAAGGCTCAAGCCAAAGCCGACAAAGCTGCAGGCAAGAGTGACAAGATCATCCAGGCTGAGTTCGACAAGCAGATGGAGAAGCAGCGTAAGGATGGCGGTCCTGATATGTCGAAGGCCGGCGAGTCGATCAATAAGATCGCTAAGGATCGAATGGACAAGGGTCTGGAGCCAACTGCAAAATTGCAGGAGACAAAGGACAAGAAGGATGCTGCGGCGGCTAAAGCGTTGGCCGATAAAGGCATCGGTACGGGCATTCTCAAGCCTGAGATTGTTGAGGCAGCAAATCCGAAACCTGTTGGCATTCAAACGTTTTATGATGAGATCATGAAAAAAGATGAACCAAAAAAGCCCGTCGGTACCGGAACAGTCTTGACACTTGAGGCCAGCCCAGTAGAACCTGCACCAAGTATTAAAAAGGCGTACGATGAGCTGACTACAATTGGGCAACCGAAGACAGAAGCACCTGCTGACCCTGTGCCGCCGAAGTTACCTGGCCCTATTGGTACCGATGGTCTGACGGAAACACCGAAGCCGAAGACAGATACTACACCTACGCCTACACCGAAGCCGAAGCCGAAGACAGACACGACTACGACAGAAGCTCCAGTGACAGAAGCGCCGGTAGCGACACCGCCGCCTGTTGCACCTGTTGAGGTTGATGAGTTTGGCAATCCTATCACTGGCGCATCGCGTTACAATTTGGCAGAGATTCGACGTCGAATTGCTGAACGCAATCGCACGACGAGGGGTGGTACGTTGCAGACTACTAGCCGTGGTGTAAAGGCTGCGTTATTAGGCTCGACAACAAAGGCTGCAGGTGGTAGTACATCTTCAACCAATAGTGGTATGATAGGCGAAAGCACTATGCTCGGTGGCAAAAAAGTATGACCACGCAATCGTTCAATGAACTAGCATCAATGCATCGCCGGGTCGAGGCGATGAAAGCCGAACGCACTTCGTTTATCGAGCTGTGGCGTGAGTTGTCTGATTTTCACTTAGCACACCGTGGTCGGTTTTTAACAACTGACCGAAACAAGGGTGCAAAGCGAAATACAAAGCAACTCAACAATACCTCGCGCATCGCTGGCCGCACGCTCGCGGCTGGAATGATGGCGGGTATCACATCGCCTGCGCGCCCGTGGTTTCGACTGGCAATACCTGATCGCGATCTGATGGAGTTTACTCCGGTCAAGGCGTGGCTGATGGATGTCGAAAACATCATGCGTGAGATATTCAACCGGTCAAACACCTACAACTCACTGCACAATGTGTACGCTGAGTTGGGTGTGTTCGGTACTGCATCGATGGGTGTGTTTGAAGATTTCGATAACGTGATCCGCTGCAAACCATACACGATCGGTTCGTACATGCTGGCACTCAACGGTAAAGATGAGGTCGACACCTGGGCGCGTGAGTATCAGTTGACTGTTGGTCAGTTGATCAAGCAGTTCGGTAAGGACAATGTCTCATCCGACGTGCTACGTCGTTGGAAGAACGGCGACACCGAATCGTGGGTTGACCTGTGTCATCTCGTCGAACCGAATGACGATCGTGACATCATGTCACCGTTGGCTAAGGACAAGAAGTTTCGCAGCATGTACTACGAACTTGGTCAGCAGCGTGGTGATTTAAAAAACAAAATGCTGCGTCGATCTGGTTTTGATACTTTCCCGCTGCTGACACCGCGCTGGGATATTACCGGTGAAGACATTTATTCAGTGTCATGTCCAGGCATCGATGCCCTGGGTGACGTCAAGGGTCTGCAGATTGCGGAGCGCAAGAAGTACGAAGCGATCGATAAGCACGTAGATCCACCGTTACAAGCACCCGCGTCAATGCGCAACAAGATCAATCGTATCCGACCAGGTGACATCGTGTTTCACGATGACGTTACCGGTAAAGGTGTGCGGTCGATCTATGAAGTCAGTCCGAACCTGCAGTACATGATGCAGGACATCGAGAAGACGGAACAACGTGTGTCGCGGACATTTTACGAGGACTTGTTTCTCATGTTGGCCAACAGCAATCGATCGCAGATTACAGCGCGAGAAGTTGCAGAACGTCACGAAGAGAAGCTGTTGATGTTAGGACCAGTGCTTGAGCGATTGCACAATGAGCTACTGGACCCGCTGATTGATCGAACATTTAACATCGCACTGGCTGCGGGAATATTTCCAGAGATCCCTGTGGAGCTGCAGGACACTGAGCTACGTGTTGAATACATTAGTGTATTAGCACAAGCGCAGCGTCTGGTTGCATCTGCTGGTACCGAGCAGTTGGCAGGATTCGTTGCACAGTTGACGAACATCTGGCCTGAGGCTCGACACAAGTTCAACCCAGCACAAGCCATTGATGATTTCTCTGCGGCGCTGGGTACAGCACCTGACCTGGTTCGCGGTGACGACGAGTATGATGAAATCATACAAGCTGAACAGCAGCAGCAGCAGCAGGCACAGCAACAGCAGGAGGCGATGGCGGCTGCAGATACTATGCAGAAAATGTCAGCAACAACTCTGTCGGCTGAAGAGACTGCACTTGGTCAATTAGCTAAGGAAGTGGGAGGTTAAATTGTCCAAAAAAATATCACGGTCAGTAGTCGATGATCTGATGGATGTCATGAACACGTCGCAGGGTCGTAACGTGTTACGTGAGATACTGGCATCCACCGGTGTCGACATATCGTCATACACTGGGCAGACGACTCAGACCGTGTTTCATGAGGGCCGACGATCAATCGGCTTAAACCTCATTGAACTGATGGTGGATGCATCACCTGACTTGTATTTAATACTAATGAAGGAAAAACTTAATGACTGAGCAAATAGGAACCGCATCTAACGAAGCCACATTAGTGGCAGATGAGCCTACGAGCGTCGATATAACTGAGTCAATGTATCCAGAAGATACCGTTGCTGAAGAAACTGTTGACGACGATGCTGAAGAAACCGTTGCTGAAGAAACTGTTGACGACGACGACGACGACGACGACGACGACGACGACGACGACGACGATGACGACGATGACGATGATGACGACGACGATGATGACGATGATGAAATTGACGAAGACTATGTTGATTTAGATCGACCCAAAAACGTATCGTCTGAAGAATTGAAACAAGTCGTTGATGACATGTTGCCGTTGCTCGAAGAGTTGGCGCTTGATCGCGAAGACGCACAGTTATTGGTCAATGCGCGGTTTAAACAAATGGCCGCAGATGCAAAACGACAAAGTGATCAATGGGGCATCCAGGTTAAGGACTGGGAAAAGCAAACCAAGTCCGACAAGGAAGTTGGTGGTGACAAGTTTCCAGAATCAGCAGGTCTGGTAAAGTTGGCCATTGATAAGCTAGGCAACGAAGAAGTAAACACAATTTTCAAAGACGCAGGATTACTGGCGCAACCTGATGTCTTCAAATTTTTTCACAAGCTTGGAAAACTACTGCAAGAGGATAACCCTGGAAGCAATGGTGGAAATGCAAGTGAGAAAATGGACACAGTGTCCGCGCTATACCCTAACGACTAACCCGATAAAGGAACAAAATCATGGCCACAATCGGAGCATCATTTTTCGATTTAGTTGACTTGTACAAGCGACAAGATGAAAAAGGCAACATTGCACCAGTGATCGAAATGCTGACGCAAATGAACCCTGTTTTGGATGACGCTATTGCAGTCGAATGTAACTCAGGACAAAAGCACCTGCACTCAGTTCGTGCTGGTCTTCCTGCCGTAACCTGGGGCAAGCTGTACCAAGGCGTGCCGAATGACAAGAGCCGTGTGTCGCAAGTTGAAGACACCACTGGTTTCGTCGAAGGTCTGTCTACTGTTGACAAACGTATCCTTACTTTGGCTGGTTCCAAAGCTGGTGCCGTTCGTCTGTCAGAAGCACAGTCTTACCTGGAGTCAATGAACCAAGAAGTCGGCACCAAAATGTTCTACGGTAACACAGCGTCAGATCCCGAGCAGTTCATGGGTTTTGCGCCGCGTTTCAATGAGAAATCCGCAGCCAACGGCAATCAGATTGTCGATGCTGGCGGTACTGGCGCAGACAACACCTCGGTGTGGTTTGTAACCTGGGGTGACAACCAATGTCAGACTCTGTACCCACAAGGTACCAAGGCTGGCGTAAGCCGCGAAGACAAGGGCGAGCAACGTGTTGTTGATTCAAATGGCAACGCTTACTACGCGAAAGAAGAGATGTTCACTTGGCACATTGGTCTGGCTGTTAAAGACTGGCGTTACGTTGCCCGTGTTGCAAACATCGACGTTTCGTTGTTGCAAGCTGGCAGTGTTGATATCTACACGTTCTTGCGTAAAGCTTACTACAAGCTGCAATCACGTCGCGTTGCTGGTGGCAAGATGGCCATCTACTGTAACCGCGAAGTGCTTGAAGCTTTGGATGCTGCTGCACAAAACGCCGGAGCCTCTGACAACTTTGTTCGTTTGAGCCGTTCTGAAATCGATGGTAAGGAAGTTTTAGCTTACCGTGGTATTCCGATTCGTGAAACAGACGCGCTGTTGAACACCGAGGCACGGGTAGTTTAATACCGCTCGTAATTTAATTTGGCAGGAGAACTAAAATGATTTTATCAGCACAACAGTTGTTCAGTAGTAATCAAGCTATTACTGCAACAGCAATATCCACCAATGTCATTGATCTTGGCGTTGCTGGCACACCGTTCGGCGCAGCTCGTGCGTTGAACATGGATGTCGGTAAGGGTACTGAAATACCTTTACTGATTCAGGTGACTGAGGCGTTTAACACGCTGACGTCTTTGACTATCACCATTGAAGTTGGTTCAACTACTGCGCTTGGTACCGCCGTAGTAAGCACCACCATCTTGTTAGCCAACCTGAAAGCCGGCAAGCAAGCTGCAATGGTATGTCTGCCTAAAGACATCAATGCTCGCTATCTCGGCGTGCGTTACACTGTCGCAGGCACCAACCCAACCGCTGGTAAAATTACCGCCGGTATCACAATGGGTGTACAAACTAACGTTACCGGCGCTTAATCGGTTGCATTAGTTTAACGGCGAAACGGGGATTCCCGTTTCGCTTTTTTTGATAATGAGGAACAAGAAATGCCCACTTATTCTGTAATAGAATCAGCATTCTTTGAAGGTAAACTGATCGGCGGAAACTCTGATCGACACACAGTCAATGTTGATAAGCCTGTTGCTAAAAAAGATCGACCACGTTGGATGGGTGATGAGATTAATGCACCTAAGCCACGCAAAGCCGGTACACCAATTGTCGTACCCGCACCACCAGTTGTAGATGAAACTGACACAAACGGTGTCGAAACACTTTAATAACAGGATGCAGTGATGACTACAATTGTTGAAATTTGTAACGACGCTCTGTCTAACATTAGGGCACAGTCGATCAACTCATTGAACGAGAACTCACTGCAGGCACAATACTGTAAACTGAAGTATCCAATTGTGTTGGACAAGGTTCTACGTGAGAGAAACTGGAGCTTTGCTACCACCTATTGGACACTGGCAAAACGAACTGAAAAGCTGCACAACTGGCTATTCACTTATGCGCATCCGGTTGATTGTCTTTCAGTGCAGCAGATCGTTCCATTAGGCTCAGAGAAGACTGGCACAGGGATAATACACAGACACCCGCGCACCACACTCAATGTGGACGATCGTGTGCCGTTTGCTATAGCTAGTGTGTACACTGGGTCAGGGTATGAGCGCGTCATCGGGTGCGATACCGATAACGCTGTTGCTCGATTGACTCACCGAGCAAATGATCCGAACGTGTTTGACCCGATCTTTAAGATGATGTTGGCATGGTATCTGTCGTCACAGTTGGCGGTCCCGTTGCTGGGTGATGGCAAGGGTCGTCAAGTGAAAGACATCGCGATGCGAGAGTACATGTTGCTCAGAAGTGAAGCTACTCAGGCAGACTTTGACGAAGATCAGGAAGACACATTCATTGAAAGCGAATTGATTTCAGGACGACAATAAATGAAAAAGTCACAACGTTCATTCTCGGCTGGCGAACTTGATCCTGCATTGCGGGAACGGTCCGACCTCGCACAGTTTTCGGCCGGGTTGGCGTTGTGCGAGAACTTTATCGTTCGACCTCAAGGCGGTGTTTATAATCGACCAGGTATGCGGTACGTCGGGCAGTTGGCTGATAGTACGAAAAAAGCACGCTTAATACCGTTTCAGTTTAACGTGGAACAGACCTACATTCTAGAGTTCACAAATCTTCAAGTTCGTGTGATTGCTGACGGTGCTTATCTGCCAGTAAGTGCGGTCGACCCGACGATATTTACACTGACCACGGTTTATACTGAAGAAGAGATTTTTGAAATACAGTACACGCAAACCGCCGACACGATGACCATTGTCCACCAGGATCATCCGCCGGCCGAGTTGACTCGAACCGGTACATATACATTTACGTTGTCTGGTATTGTTTTCCAAGCGGCGGCATCACGGATACCCGCAGCACCGACTTTGCTTGCAGTCGGTACGGGTCAGGGTACTGAGCAAAAGACCTACACCTACGTGATCACCAGCACCGATCTAAACGGTGTTGAGTCACTGGCGTCGCCTGAGACTAGTATCACCACCTTGGAGTCTAGCAACACTGCCGCTGTTCAAATTACGTGGCCAGTAGTTGCCGGCACTGAGTATTATACGGTGTACAGAGACACCGGACAGGGTAACCAGGTCTACGGCGCGGTCGGCTATGCGAAGACTGAACTTTTTAACGATTTCAACTTGAACCCTAACGTCAGTCAAACACCACCAACGAACAACGTACCGTTCGTGGACCCAGTAGTGGACTACCCTGGTGTTGTTGGCCTATACCAGCAGCGTCGATTGTTTGCTAACACACCTAAGCAACCGCAGACGTTTTTTGCATCGCAGACGGGAGTGAGTAATTCACTGCGTAGTTCAACGCCACTGCGCGACACCGATGCGATTACGTTCACCATATCGGGCCGCCAGGTAAATGAGATCCGCCATATAATAGATCTCGAGAGCCTGGTTATCATGACCAGCGGTGCAATTTACCCCGTGTCGGAAGGCTCGGACTTTGTATTGACCCCGTACACTGTGTCGGCGCGAGCAAAGACTTACGTCGGTGCGTCAAATGTGCGACCAGTTGTAACCATTGACTCCGTTATTTATGTCACCGAGAAGGGCAACCGTTTGCGTGACATGATAAACAACAAGGAGGTGCCGGGGGACGGTGGTACTGATCTGACCATCGCTGCGTTTCATCTCTTCACCGGACGATCCGTTGTTGAGATGGTTTACGCACACGAGCCATACGGTATCGTGTGGTGCGTAATGGACGATGGTAAACTCAACGCAATGACCTACAATAAGCAGGCCGGAATGTGGGCGTGGCATCGCCATGTCACAGATGGATTCTGTGAGTCGATTGCTATGGTTACTGAGGATCGACGTGACGCTATTTACATCTTGGTCCGCCGTACTATCAACGGCGTGGAAAAACGATACGTCGAGCGAATGGAAACGCGTGAAGAGGTGATACCCGAAGACGCATTCTTCGTTGATTCGGGCATCACTTACTCCGGCGTGGCAGCTAACGTAATCTCAGGGTTGGATCATCTTGAAGGTCGAGAGCTTGCAGTATTGGCAGACGGTAACGTTGTAAAGAATATGATTGTGGTAGGTGGCAGTATTACATTGCCAAGAGCTGCGACAAAGGTCCAACTTGGTCTTGGGTATGAGTCAACCCTGGGTACATTGGGTGTGAACATTGGCGACACTCGAGACTACGGTACTGTGAAAAACGTAGCGCAATTGCACGTCAGCATGTTCCAGTCTCGTGGTGGTTTTGTTGGTCCAAGTGTTGATCAGTTGGTTGAGATCAAGCCGCGATTTGATTCGGACGGATATGACACGATTCACCCCAAGACATACAAGACCACAATCAACATACGACCGGATTGGAACAGCAACGGTGAGACAATATTTCAACAGAAAGATCCGCTGCCTTGCGCTATCCTATCCATCACACCAGACTTTGATATGAGTGAGGAGCAATAGATGGCATTCCCTTGGTTAGCAGTGCAGCTAGGCCTCATGGTCTGGGATGGCGTAAGTAAGAGTAAGGTCAAAAAGGAGCAGGCTGAGGACAACCGTGAAGTTGCCAATTTCAATGCGGATCAGTTAGACATTGACTCCCGTCGAATCGACAACCAGGCTCGAACACAGGAGCAGGACTTGCGAGTCAAGTACGCGGGCGTCAGAGCGTCTCAGCGTGCTCACCTGGCTGCGAACGGTATATTCGTTGATAGTGGTAGTGCTAGTGAAATACAGGCCACCACGGACTATTTAGAGGACCTGAGCGCGTTTAGAATACGCGGTGCTGGTACTCAACAGGCACAGACACTGACTGACCAAGCCGCGTTCAATCGGAAAAGTGGCGAAGCCATTTATTCTAGCGCAAAAACTTCTGCCACCGCTGATCTTCTTAGTAGTGCAGGGCAAGTGGCCGGCTACTGGTATTCTCAAACAAACAAATAAGGGTATCACATGCCAGTTATTCCAAGACTTGATGGTCCGTCCGCCGGAGTTAGAGCTGTCACTACAGCAAAAAAACAGCAGTTACCGGATGCCGCATTTAACCAGGGCATCTTGTCAGGCGCAGTACAGGGTGGCGCGGCGTTTATAAACGCAAAGCAAAAGGTAGATACTCAGAAGGCCGAGGCTGATGCTGAGAATGCTATCCTGACATTCGAGAACCAGCAACGTGAGTTGTTCTACAACAAGGACAGCGGATACTTCAATACCCAGGGTCTCGACGCTTACGACGGCTCTGAGGCAGCGGGTAAGGGGTTGGCTGATATCCAACGTACCACCGGCGTAGGCTTGTCAGCAGAAGCAGCCAAGACTTACAAACGAGTGACCGATGCTCACTTGATGCGCGGTCGCACCGCCATTGGCAAGCATGCTGCAGATGGTAGTCGTATATACCAAGCGGCAACTAAAGAGGCTGTGATCAACAACTCGTTTGCCAACGCCGCATCGTTCTATGCTGACGATCTGACGACTGTTGGTGCTGATGGTAAAACCAAAGCCAGTGACTTCTCTATTGCAATGATCACCGGCGAAGATGCTGTCATTGAGGGTCTTCGCCTGAAGGGTATTCCCGATGGTCCAGTCATGCAGAATGCGATTGATGATTTCCGTTCTGGAATGTATACCGCCAAGATCCAGGGTGCTTTAAACGCCGGTGCGCTTGACCAAGCGGTTAAAGACTTTACATACACCGCTGACCTCATCGGTGACCCCAAGGTCAGTGCCCAACTGCAGATGCAGATCGACAAAAAACTCGACGATCGGTACATCGCAGAAACAGTGACCGCTATATATGAGTCAACTGAGAATCATGCTGAACGTGTCAGATTGGCCAGAGAAGAACCTGACCTCACTAAGCGCAAGGAAATACTACAGCAGTTGGAAAACTACAACGCAGTTGACGAGCGAGCAAAGACCGCTGAGCAGAGCACAATGTTTAGTGACTACGCTAATAAAGTCGGCAACGAAGCCGAGGGGTTCTCTGTAAAAGATATACCGATGGAGCATCTTGAAAAGATGTCACCA